GCAAATAAAGATGATGCAACATTAAAGATTGTGGAAGGTGATTCTGCGATGGGATTCTTATTAAAGGTTCGTGACCCTGATAAGGTTGGAGCATTTCCACTCCGTGGTGTTATTATGAATACCTGGGATATGAAACCTGCCGAAGTATTAAAGAATAAAGAACTATCTGAATTGGTTGCTGTATTAGGATTGGATATTAACGATCCTAATTCTGTTGACAATATGTCTTATCAACATATCGCAACATTAACTGATGCTGACCATGATGGTATTGGACATATCAGTCCATTGCTGATTGCGTTCTTTTACAAATTTTGGCCTCGTCTGTTAACTGAACAGAGAGTAATGATTACAAGAACGCCTATTATGATTAGTTCAAAAGGTGATGAAGTGGAATGGTTCTATACTTATGAAGAAGCAAGTTCGTTTAAGAATAAGCAATCTACATATAAGCACAGATACATTAAGGGTCTAGGTTCATTAACTGAAGATGAGTATAGTACTATTATTAATTGTCCGAAGTATGATGTAGTCACGGTTGATGATGCATCAGTATTTCAAATGATGTTTGGTAAGGACAGTAATTTAAGAAAGGAGTATATGTTTGGATAATCTTTGCTTTGATTGTGGTCTCTGTTGTAATGGTACACTATTTGATAAAGTTGACATACCAGGAGAAGATGATTTGTTATTACCTTGTGTTAACCTAACATCAACTAACAGATGTGCAATATACGAAAACAGACCAAAGCCTTGTCAAGATTATGTATGTATAATGTTACACAACTATACAGTGGGTAAAATGACAAAGGAAAATGCGTTACGATTAATTGATGATGTAAAATCTGGAGTCGTAACAAAACAAGAATTTAAAAGAGTGGATAATAACAAGATTATAGGTAATTATTTATGAGTGATTTAACAGCTTACATTAGTGAAAACAATTTAGGAACAGAGTATCCTATTTCAAAGGTAGCAGCTAACGAATGGAAATCATTCGCAATGTATACCGTTGAATCTCGTGCTATTCCAAATATGATTGATGGACTTAAACCTGTTCAAAGGTTCTATCTCTATTCGTCAATCCTTAATAGTAAGAAAGATTTTAAAAAGGTCTCTGCTGTCTCAGGTATTATATCAGATTATGGTTATAATCATGGTGAAGCATCTGCGGCAGGCGCAGGTCAATTAATGGCAGCAACTTGGAATAATAACATTTGCCTAATTGAAGGTCGAGGCTCATTTGGTACTCGACTTGTTCAAGAAGCAGGTGCTCCTCGTTATGTCTATTCTCGACTCTCTGACAATTTTAACAAATATGTTAAAGATATTGATTTGAGTCCAGTGCATGAAGATCCTGAGCACGAACCACCTCAATTCTATTTACCTATCATTCCTATGGTACTTGTAAATGGAACAAAAGGTATTGCGACAGGGTTTGCTACAAACATTCTTCCGCACGATCCTCAAGATCTTGCTAAGGCTTGTCTTCAGTATATTAATAATAATGCAATACGAACTCCAATCCGAGTTAAGTTTCCGGATTACACAGGACAAGTTGAGCAGAGTACTGAAGATCCCACCAAGTATGTTTCGTATGGTACTTTTAAACGACAGGGTAAAACCTTAGTCTCCATCACAGAAGTACCATACGGCTTTGACCGAGAAGGTTATGTTAAGGTACTTGATAAGTTGGAAGAAGATGGAGATATTGTATCTTACGACGATCTTTGTGATAAGAATGGATTTAGGTTTGAGGTTAAACTCAAATTGGCTTCTGCGAAATGGAATGATTCTAAGCTTATTTCTAAGTTTAAGTTATCCAAGCCATATTCGCAAAACATCACAGTCATTGATTTTGACGGCAAACTCCGAGAATATGCGGATGCAAAAACACTTCTAAAGGACTTTTGTGACTACCGCCTTGGGATACTACAGCAGAGAATTGACGCTGAAGTAGCAAAGTATACTGAAGAGGTTCGATGGCTTAAAGTTAAGATGGAGTTTATTCAAGCGTTTATTGATAGTCGTATTGTAATGAAAGACAATACAAAGGCACAGGTCGTTAAACAAATAATGCAAGAGACATCTGCACTAGGAGGTGACACAAACAGATTGCTCGCATTAAGTATCATTAACCTTACAAAAGACGAAATTGTAAAGTTAATGAAACAGATTGAAGAAACAAATAAAACTTTGAGCTTTTGGACTAAGACAACACCTACTGAACAATTTAATACAGACTTGGAGAATATATAAAATGGTAGACGGAAAATTTACACAAATTAAAAATACGTTAGTACAGCAGTTCCCTGATGGATTTAGAATTCTTAAAGAATCAGATCCTGATGATAAGTTCTTGGTTGTTGACGAACTTGATTTGAAACCTGGGTCAACATATAGAGTAGGTCCTAATGGATTTTTTGAATATGTTGGTAATGATTACGAATGAAAAATATATGGACAATATGGAAGTATGCATTAGGAGGGTTCTCTGATGAAAAGACCGAACCCTATGATAATTATGTGGCTTTGCTTCGGACTCTTATTGTGGGGGTTAACTTTTTAACCTGCTTCTTTATTATGGCAAATGTCATACACAATTGGTAGATTATGGAAAAGAAACATTTAAACTTAAACTTATTAACTGAGGGACTTCCGTTAACGGATGTTCAAACTTTATATCATGAATTCTTTTATAGAAAAGATTATCAATGGTGGCGTGACGTTGAGCCTGGTGATACTGTTGTCGATATTGGTGCTTGTGTTGGCTTTTTTGTATGTCACGCTTTGGATCGTGGTGCTAATCGTATCATTGCCGTTGAGCCTTCTCGCCCTCATCTCAAAACGCTTATAAGAAACATATCGGATTATTTTATTGACCACGGAAAGGTTCCTGTCTTACCTATTGAGGCTGGGATTGGTTCAACAGCAAATCATTTTGCGAATGTCTATTCAGACCATAAAGATTATAAAAAGATGTCTTTCTTGGATCTTGTAGTTGATTACGATATCCCAAAGATAGATTATTTAAAAATTGATTGTGAAGGTGGAGAGTATGGTATCTTTACTGAAATGAATCTTCCGTATTTGAAAAATAACGTAAAACATATTGCTTGCGAGTTTCATTTAAACGCATACAGCGGTTGTGTTAAACAATGGCAAAAATTTCGCGATGGTCTATTGAGAGAATTTGATGTTAATCAAGTAAGGTTCCTCGAACACGAAGATAGAGAAAAAGCTTACGACGATGAGTTTTTAAATAAAGGAGACTTTAAAAAGTGGAGTTCCTTTATGTTGTTTATTACCAATTCCTAACGTATATCATAAAAGTATTTGGAAGGTGATCTTCCCAATCATCATACCAAATCTTTTCTCTCAAAGCTTCATCTTTAAATAGTAACCTATCCTTAAGTGGAGTTAAAATTTCTTCTCTCCATTTCTCAAAGATCTTTTTCGTATTATATCGTTTATCCATATAACAACGAATCGCAATGAATCGTGTTCGGTCCATACAGAAAGGTAATATATCAGGACATAAGATATTATATTCTGCTCCCCAAGCATCTATCTTTAAATAATCAATAAACTCTAAATTATTCCAATAAGTGATTTCAGCAAGAGTCATAACTCTAGGTTCTTCGCCTTCAACCATCGTTTGTGATTTGTAAATTGTTTGTCTATCGACATCCTTTCCAATCGCAGCGTTGATTGCTTTAACTTTGACTTGCTCAGGTGGTGTATCAATTATGTGGTCAGATACATTTTTAATCGCGGCTTTAAGTAATCGTCTGTTAGGTTCAATCATTAAGACTTTGCCTGCGCCTGCATCTAAAGCTTTCTTTGAAAACAATCCAATGTTTGCTCCAATGTCGACGACAGTACCACCTGCCTGTACTTCAGACCACCAATCGTAGTCCTTTCCAAGTATAATTTGATTATGTAATGTTGAGATTTCTTGAATAGTCAGCCCAGCTGTATCAAGGTCGTGAATGTTTTGCATGATTTAGTCCAATCTAATAAATAGTATAATAACAATTGATAAATCTATTTATAGGAATTAGTAGATGACAGAAATAATTAATAATTACTTATCTCCGACAAACTTCTCTGTTAGTATTCAGAGGTTGCCTCATGTTGAGTTTTTTACGCAAAAGGCATCTGTTCCAAGTTTGTCTGCTACGGCAATAGAACTAAGTTCTCCAACGAATCCTTTTTACGAAGTGCCACAAAACATTTCATATACTGATTTGGAATTGTCGTTTATCGTTGACGAGAATATGAATAATTATAAAGAAGTGCTTAATTGGATGGAAGGTATTTCTGGACCAGAATCAACCAAACAAACAAAAAGCTTACTTGCTCAGAATGGATTTAAATCAGATATTATATTAACGATTACCAATTCTCATAAAAATCCACATGTGCAGTTTACATTTAAAGATAGTTTCCCTACATCGTTAGGAGCAATTAATCTTGACGTAAATGTTCAAGATGTTTCTTATGCAACATGTTCGGTCACAATGAGATACGATACATTTACAATGGAACAACTGTAAATAACTATTGACATTTATATACAAATAGTGTATAATGGATATGTAATTAATAGTTTGAGATAGATTATGGACACAAATGATATAGCGGCCATTTGGGCGCAAGACTCACCAATCGATGAAACGAACTTGGTCGGTGAAAGTAAAAGAATTCCCCAACTTCATAGTAAGTACTATAATCTTTATTATAGAGAAGTCTTACGTGTAAAGAAACTTAAAGCCGAATATAAAGAACTTGAAATGGAGAAGCGTAATTATTACGACGGCTCAATGGATGAGTTAACTTTAAAAGAAAAAGGTTGGAAGCCGTTTCAGTTAAAAGTATTAAGAAACGATTTAGACAAATACATTCAAGCAGATAAAGATATTATTAAGTTAAGTCTTACAATTGATTTCCATAGCGCAAATGCAAACTATCTTGAAGATATAATTAAAACAATACACAGTAGGAATTTTGTAATTAAGAATATGATTGATATTCTAAAATTCCAATCCGGAGATTATTAATGTGGAATAAATTTATGGAATGGGCGTGGAAGCAGGAGGAGACAAAACCTGAACCTAAAGTAATTGATATGATGGCAGATGATGTTGACCCAAACGAGGTCACTATCGAAAATGCTTATAAGACAAGATGGATTTGGTATCATACTATTTTGGCAATAGGTATCTTTTTTACCAACATATTATTAACAGCAATCCTGGTGGTCTTGGCACTTAAATTATGAGTGAACGAATAGAAGTAGAATATATTAATTCGGTATATATGCGTATCAAAGCAGATGCGGGTATGAAGTCTGAATTATCTGAGTTCTTTGCTTTCAAACCTGAAGGTTATCAATTCAGTCCAAAATATAAAGCAAGAGTGTGGGATGGTACGATTCGTTTGTTTCAACCTATGCGACCTGTTCTATATGTTGGTTTATATCCTCACTTACAAAAGTTTTGCGAACAGCGCGATTATATATTAGATGCTCCATCTGAAATTGGTGAAAAGGAAATTATTGAAAAAGGTTATGTTGAAGAACTTGCGGAATCTATTAATTGTAAGTTCAAGCCTCGTGATTATCAGATAGAGTATATTGAAAATGCATTAAAGAATCGTAGGTCTTTATCACTATCTCCGACTTCATCAGGTAAGTCGTTAATCATTTATTTAATTCAGCAGCACTATTATCAAACATTTGGTTTACGAACATTGATTATTGTTCCGACCATTTCATTAGTACATCAAATGTCAGGTGACTTTGTAGATTATGGTTGTGAAGATGAAATATACACAATTCAAGGTGGAGTAGATAAGAACACTAAAGCTCCTATTGTTATCTCAACATGGCAATCTTTAATTAAACAACCCAAGGATTGGTTCCGTCAATTTGGTTGTGTGATGGGAGATGAAGCCCATACCTTCCAAGCAAAGTCATTAACAAAAATTATGCATAACCTTGAGGACTGTCAATTCCGTCATGGATTTACAGGTACACTCAAATCTTCAGAAAGTAAAACACATAGGTTAGTATTAGAAGGTTGCTTTGGAGAAGTTAAGAAGGTTGTATCAACAAAGAAACTTATGGACGAAGGTACTGTTGCTAACTTTGAAGTTAAAGCAATTGTATTGAATCATAGTAACGAAGCAAAGGGCAACTTTAAGAAAGCAATGGCTTCGGTTAAAGAGTCCGTTAAAAAGTGGCCTGCTGAAAGAGAATTTATTGTTAACCATGAAAAGAGAAACAATTTTATTCGTAATCTCGTTCATTCTCTTAAAGACCAAAATAATTTGATTCTATTTGACTTGGTTGAAAAACATGGTAAGATCCTTGCTCCTTTATTAGAAAAAGAAGGACGCGAGTTACATTTTATATACGGTGCAACAAAAGGAGAAGAACGTGAAAGAATTCGACATTTGGTTGAAAATGATCCTGACAAGAAACATGATATTCTTGCCTCATACGGAGTATTTAGTACCGGTGTTAATATACGTAGGCTCGACAATATAATATTTGCCTCTTCGAGTAAATCGGAGATTAAAGTATTACAATCAATTGGTAGAAGCTTGCGTAAAGCGGAGGACTCGCAGAATGCGGTCCTCTATGATATCGCTGATGATTTATCGGTGGGGAGTTTTGAAAATTATACTCTCAAACATTTTAAACAGAGAATTGAAATTTACTCGACTGAGGAATTTCCATTTAAAATATTTACAATTGACATTTAACTTAGATATACCTTAAAGCCGATAGACTTATTATACAAGGAGTTCGGAGACTTGTCAATAGAAAAAATGAAAAAAGTTTAATTAATTTCATATTTGTACATTGTCTATTGACAAAACAGCAAATATAGATTATAATAACTACTAATTTAATACAAGGAGACTAGCTTGAAATGGCTAAGAAAAGAAATTACGTAAACAACAAAGATCTCCTTGCCGCATTAATTGATTATAGAGAAAGATGCGCTGAGGCAGAAGAATGTGGAGAAACCAATCCACAAGTACCCGATTATATCGGTAAATGTATTATGATGATTGCACAAAGATTGGCAACAAGACCAAACTTCAGCGGTTATATGTATAAGGAAGAAATGATTTCAGACGGAATTGAAAACTGCCTACAATATATACATAACTTTAATCCAGAAAAATCTCAAAACCCATTTGCCTATTTTACTCAAATCATTTGGTATGCATTCCTAAGAAGGATCTCTAAAGAGAAAAAGCAAATGTATATCAAGTTCAAAGCATCTCAAAGACAAATGCATGAAAACGAAGTGTTTGATTCTATGGGACAAGAGGTAACTGGCAATCAGCTACCTGACTATATTAACGAATTCATTGATGACTTCGAAAATAAACTAAAGAAAAAATAATAAGGACGTAATGAAAGTATTAGTATTTGGATTACCAGGTAGTGGTAAGAGCACGTTATCAGAACCGCTCGCAGAGCAGGTTGAAGGTGTCTGGATTAACGCAGACGCAGTAAGAGAAAAATATAATGATTGGGATTTCA